GCAGATTGTTGTATAATCACATATTATAAATCAATAACATATGTCTATCTCGATCAAAGACCTTACCGTTAAAAACTTCATGAGCGTGGGCAATGCCACGCAAGCCATCAACTTTGATCGGCAGGACCTTACCTTGGTCTTAGGCGAGAACTTAGATATGGGAGGAGATGGAAGTCGCAACGGTACTGGAAAAACCACAATCATTAACGCACTAAGCTATGCGTTGTATGGGCATGCGTTGACCAGTATCAAGAAGGACAACTTAATCAACAAGACTAATGGCAAAAACATGCTGGTCAGTCTTGATTTTTCGGTTAACGGTAAAGATTACCGTGTGGAACGTGGCCGCAAGCCTAATCTTCTAAAATTCTATATCAATCGAGAAGAGAAGGCGGCCGAAGATACCAGCCAGGGAGATAGTCGAGAAACACAAGACGAGATTGAATCCGTACTGGCCATGAGTCACGATATGTTTCGGCATGTGCTTGCTCTTAATACCTACACCGAACCGTTCCTGAGTCTTAAAGCCAATGAACAGCGTGTGATTATTGAGCAACTGCTGGGTATTACGTTGTTGAGCGAACGAGCTGACAAAATCAAAGAGCTCAATCGTGCAACCAAAGATGGCATTTCGCAGGAAGAAATGCGTATCCGAGCTGTGCAAGAAGCTAATAAGAGGATTGAAGAACAAATTGAAAGCTTGAAAAAACGACAAACACTTTGGCTAAACAAGCAAAGAGAAGATTGTGTAAAGTTAACTTCTGCTATCAAAAGTCTAGAAACAATCAATATCGAAGTTGAGGTGCAGTCACATCGAGATCTTGAAAGCTACCATACTCGGAAGAAGTCAATTGATGACTGTAATCTCTGGATCAAGAGTATCACCGCTAGCGTTGCCAAACAGGAGAAAATACTTGTCCAGCTTAAAAAAGAGATTGCCTCTTTGGAAGACCATAAATGTTACGCCTGCGGGCACAGTATACACGATATTACGCAGGGAGACATACGAAGAGCTAAACAGAACTCTTTGGATGACGCTAGTGCACAGATTAGCACCTTGGAGTCTCAACTCAAGGAATATTCAGATGCAATCACTGAACTTGGAACCCTTGGCGCTCCGCCCAAGGTGTTTTATGACACGCTGGAACAAGCTCTAGACCACCGTAACAGTCTTGATACACTGCGCAAGGATCTTTCTAATCGCAGTAGCGATGCTGACCCGTATGGTGAACAAATTGATGATATGCAGGGCAAAGCACTACAAGTTATTGACTATGTGGTGCTGAATGAGCTGACACGGCTGCAGGAGCATCAGGAGTTCCTGCTTAAACTGCTAACAAACAAAGACAGCTTTATACGCAAGAAAATTATCCAGCAGAATCTAAGCTACCTGAATTCCCGCTTAACATACTATCTTGATAAAATTGGGCTGCCGCATCAGGTTGTGTTCCAGAACGATCTTACTGTTGAAATTACTGATTTAGGGCGAGATCTAGACTTTGACAACCTGAGTCGCGGAGAACGTAACCGTCTGATCCTGTCAATGTCCTGGGCATTTAGAGATGTTTACGAAAGCTTATTCAACACAATCAACCTGTTGTTTGTGGACGAGCTTGTGGATTCAGGCATGGACTCAATCGGTGTAGAGAACTCGTTGGCTATCATGAAGAAGATGGCACGTGATGGCGGCAAGTCTGTATGGCTTGTGAGTCATCGTGATGAACTGGTAGGTCGGGTCAACAACATACTCAAAGTTACCAAAGAAGCAGGTTTTACCAGCTACAACACAGACATCGATCTGGAATGATATTTAATTTTTATTAATCTATACTTTAAGGCATAACTATACAGCAAGGATAAATCACGCACATGACATGGCTGTATCAAGACATCCCAGTTGAGACACTGCCCGAAGAATGTGTGGGATTTGTTTATTTAATCAAAAATAATCTCTCTGGCCGCAAATACATAGGCAAAAAATTAGCAAAATTTAGTAAAACAGCATATAAAATAGTCAAACAAAAAAACGGCATCAAAAAGCGGAAGAAGATACGATCAAAAGTTGATTCAGACTGGAGAGAGTACTATGGGTCAAGCCCAGAATTAACTGCTGACATAATCACACTAGGCACCAAAAATTTCTCCAGAGAAATACTTTTTTACTGCAAAAGCAAATCAGAATGTTCTTACGTTGAAGCAAGAGAACAGTTCGAAAGAAAAGTACTAGAATCAACAGATTATTACAATGGCCATATACAAGTAAGAGTACACAAGAGTCATATAAATGGTAAACTTTCTCAGTAACTAAGTTAGTTGATATGCGTAAACTAGGGCATCAATTTATAATTTTTTTCGGCGACACCGATGACACAGTAGCAATTGCTGCTCAAAAATTTGATTCAGATGCATTTCTTGTCAGCACTGACAATCTTGAACAAGTAATCAACACTGACCTAATGCATGATGTTACTGTATATACATCGTTAGGAGATTTGCCCAAGGATCTGATTGTAGTTTGCCGGTTACTGGAACAAGCTGATGAGATTTTTTATTGCCCTCCAGAAATTTGGTCTGATCATGCAGTAGTAGACGTGCTAACGCCCACTGACAGCATGCAGGGTCTTACCGAAAATATACTCTTGTTATTATGCCATCAAGTCCAAGTACATGGCATCGAGCAGGCATTATTTTATCCCAAGGCAGTACCGTTAACTGATCATAGAAAAACAGCAAGTCCTCAAATGTGGTCAGTGGGGTGCAGCATAACTCACGGTGACGGAGTCAACAATTCTTCTCGCTATGGACAGTTGATAGCAAGCGAACTGGATCTAGAGTGTAGTTTTTTAACTCGCCCTGGAAGCTCGATTACCTGGGCAGCAGATCAAATTTTAAGATCAGATATTAAATCTAACGACATTGTTGTATGGGGGATAACTAATAATGAACGTGTAAGTTATGTTCATCAGGGACAGTTATTGCCCGGTATTTGTATCGGTACATATCAAACATATCCCAAACTTAAACAGCTGGTACCAATTGAAACACTGTTAACTGAAAATACGCTTTATCAAAATATCTACTCAATAGAACAAGTAATCAACTTTTGTAACAAATGCCAAGCAAGATTATTAATGATAGGGCTCTTACCTAACTACAATATCTTGCGATATCTCTCTACTAAATTTAATTTTTTTAACTTTCCTTACCCATTTAACTTTTCAAAATCAGCCATAAAACTTAGCTTTGTTGATGTGGGAACAGACAACGAGCACCCAGGCCCTTTACAACACTCCCTTTATAAAAATTTCGTTTTAAAACACATATAAAAGACTCTGTGCTGGGTATTTGACCCAGCCCCATTGAGGTTGTACAGGTAGTGCTGTGCCGTCAGATCTTGGGCGTCAAAGGATAGGCCAACTTAGGTTTAAATGATAAGAGCTCTGCGAAACAGATGCAACTCTTACACAAGGAATTTCGCTTGTATGGGATTACCTGTGCTCCGTTGTGAGTCAAGGCTGAGATTTGGGGGTACCGCACAACCGCCTCCGTTGCATGCAGATGCAAAGATCTCTTATACAAGTGACTGCGTGAGCTCAGCTGAGAGTCTCCAGACATTCTTGCCCGGGTAACGGGCAAGAATGACCACTGAGTCTAGCTGAATATCTCTAAAGCAAAAGCAAACAGCATTATGTTGCGTAGAAATAAAAACAGCATGTCTGAGCGTGAGCGAAAGACATAGCTGTACGCAGTACAGCTTTTACAATGTATCAAATAATCGCTATTATAAATGAGCAGTTACGACTAAAATTGATCTGGCCAGTCTCTCCATAAGGCATGTTGTATAGTTGAGCAATCAACAAACTGATTGAAGCTCTTGTGTTTTACTTCGAGTTCTCCCTCTAGAGGAGCTACACGTTTAAAGGCTTCGTCCATCTGAGCCATGTTTTTAAACTCCATAATAATAAGCCATTCGGGCATGTCGGCAATGCTACGGAATCCTAGCTTACATCGAGTAATACGATAGCTCTCCATCTTGCCTTCGGCTTTTAAGTGATCAAAGAAACTCTTCATTCCGTTGACCCATTCAAGGTCAGTGATGTCGCCTTCTTTGTTTGCCCAGATAGTGTATAAGTCTGCCATGTTATAGTGGTCCTAAAATTTCAAAACCCTGCATGCTTTGTTTATACAGGTGTGCTTGTTCCAGGTACAGGTATTCAAACCCACGAGCTCGATATATTGCACATTCAGTCTGCAAGCTCTTGATACCGAGCCGCAGTTTGGGAGTCTTGTAGTCCCAGGCAAACTGCGCACACAGTGCATTCTTGCTGTCGTATCGTTCAATTAGGCTGAACGCAACCAGTTGTCCGGCATCGCGGTAGCCGATCACATCTGTGTTGGCCGCAGTATATCTGCTGTCAAAGATGGGCATGACACTGGCAAAATGCTTGTAGATGCAGTAGCGTTTGTATATGTCGTTCAGCTGTGCTGTATCGGGCTCAGTAATGTAGTACCAGTCGCAACTGACCGGGTACTCGGTTTGTGAAAGATTTATGCGGGCAAACTGATAGCTCATGCTCGAGGATCCAGACGGTGGTTGAACAAGTCAACAAGATACTGTTCGGGCCAGGCCTTGTAAAATCCTTTGTTTGCCATGACCCGGGCCTTGCTGTTGAGATCAC